ACCTTAGAGCTAAAAGAAATAGACTTCTTGCTGAGACTGATTACTTAGCTTTATCTGACAATACTCTATCTGATGATATGAAAACATATCGTAAAGATCTTAGAGACTTGCCTGCAGGTAAAGATACTGTTGCTAAATGTGAAAACGCTACGTGGCCAACTAAACCGTAGTACAGCATAGGATCATACTATGTTACAGAAGGTAAAGTTTGCGCCAGGATTCAATAAACAAGTAACCGCAACGGGCGGCGAGGGTCAATGGGTTAACGGTGACAATGTTAGATTTAGATACGGCACACCTGAAAAGATAGGTGGTTGGGCACAACTAGGTTCTGTTGAAATGACAGGACGTAATACTGCTATCCATCACTTTGTTAATACATCAGGTATCAAGTATGCTGCACTAGGTGGTAGTAGTATTCTATATGTATACTCTGGAGGTATTTTTTATGATGTCCATCCAATTAAATCTACAACAAGTCTAACATCTGCATTTACTACAACCAACGGTTCATCAACTGTAACAATAACATTTGCATCTGCACACAATATTGGTGTTGGCGACATTATACTTTGTGATAATTTTTCATCCATAACAAATTCTGATTTCAACTCTACAACTTTTGATGATGTAAAGTTTATGGTAAAATCAATACCAACAGATACAACTCTAACAATTGACGTTGGCTCTAATGAATCTGGATCTGGTGCTACTACATCTGGTGGTATTAGAGTAAGACACTATTATCCTGTGGGACCAGCAGTTGAGACTGCAACAACAGGTTGGGGACTTGGATCATGGGGTGGTGTACAACAAGGACAGTTTACATCTACATTATCATCAGAGTTAAGTGCTAGTGCAACATCACTAACAATGGCGAGTTCATCTTCTTTTGCATCTTCAGGTACAGTTCAAATAGGAACAGAGCTAATTACATACACAGGAAATAGCGGGGGAACATTATCAGGATTGACAAGAGGCGCTACTGGTACAACGGCAGCAATACACAGTTCAGGCGCAACAGTAACCGATGCATCTAATTATTTTGCATGGAACTCTGCAGCATCAGGAGATATTGTAACAGCACCAGGTTTATGGTCACTAGATAATTTTGGTAATAAACTAATTGCAACTATTAACGGCGGTGAAAGTTTTGAATGGGACTCAAACCCAACGGGTGCAAACAACACCAGAGCAACTATAATATCAGGTGCACCAACAGCTTCTGCATTTAGTTTAGTATCTACACCAGATAGACACTTAGTATTTTTTGGCACAGAAACAACAATAGGGACTTCATCTACACAAGATCCTATGTTTATAAGATTCTCCTCTCAAGAGGACATAGGCACATACACACCAAGTGCAACTAATACTGCAGGTACACAAAGATTAGCAGATGGATCTAAAATTGTAGGAGCGATACGTGGTAGAGATGCAATCTATGTTTGGACTGATACTGCATTATTTATTATGAGATTTGTTGGTCCACCATTTACATTTTCATTCCAACAGGTAGGTACAAACTGTGGATTAATCGGACAGAATGCAGCCGTTGAGGTTGATGGTACAGCATACTGGATGTCAGAGAATGGTTTCTTTAGATACACAGGTAAACTAGAATCATTACCATGTTTAGTTGAAGATCATGTATTTGACGATATCAATACAATTCCAAAACAACATATTAATGCAGGACTTAATAACTTGTTTGGTGAGGTAATGTGGTTCTATCCTAACTCAGGTTCAGGAACAGTAAATAGAATGGTCACATACAATTATCTAGATTCAAGTCCCGAGCGACCAGTATGGACGGTTGGTACATTAGCTAGAACTTCGTGGCAGGACTCTGCTGTGTTTGGTAAACCACATGCAACAGAATACGATACAAGTTCTAATGGTACATCTGGCTCTTCTACATTTGTGCAAGGTAATACTGATGGTGTAAGTTATTACTATGAACATGAAACAGGACTAGATCAAATAAGAGAAGGTGCAACCACTGCTATTACAGCAAGCATAGAATCTGGAAGTTTTGATATTGGTCAACAAGGATTAAATGGTGATGGTGAGTTTATGATGAAAATAAGAAGAGTATTACCAGACTTTCTTGCACAAACAGGAGACTCTAGAATAACATTAAACCTAAGAGATTTTCCAAATGATACACAAGCTAGTTCTACATTAGGACCATTTACTATAAGCAGTGCTACACAAAAGATAGATACACGTGCTAGGGCTAGAGAGATATCTTTAAAAGTAGAGAATACCAGCACCAGTCAGTTTTGGAAGTTAGGTACGTTTAGAATAGATTACCAACCAGATGGTAGAAGATAATGGCTAGAATAGTACAAGCATTAACACAACCAGCAGAAGACTACGATCAACAAATACAACAATCGTTTGTTAGAGATGTTGATAGTATTGTGCAAAAATTAAATACTACCTATCAACAAGATTTAAAAGACGAGGCAGAAGCGGAGGCATACTTCTTTGGCTAATTCATTCGTAAATAAAAAGGTAGATTTAACAACTACGTCAGCTACAACACTATATACAGTGCCATCAGCAACCACTGCTATTATAAAGTCTATATTAGTATCTGAAGATTCCGGTAATGCTGACACTATAACAGTGACTATCACTGATGCATCAGATGCTGTATTCAGCCTTTTTAAGACAAAATCCATATCAGCAAATGGCACAACAGAATTATTATCAGCACCTTTAGTATTAGAAGAAAGTGAAGTATTAAAAGTGACTGCAGCGACAGCTAATAGACTACATGTAGTCCTCTCGGCCTTACAATCTAAGCCTAGAGAGGTTACAACATAGTCTTGATTTACTTGTTAAAAC